ATGCGGTCCTGGTGGCATGGTAAAGATAGCTACTCACAAAGGTCTTAAAGCTAGAGGCATTGACGGAGATTGGTTAGTAGAAAGAGACAAAAGTTTACAACAACAAATACATATACATGACTATACACAAGGTCCTAGTAAAATTGGTGGCAAATATGATTTAGTGTGGAGTACTGAGTTTTTAGAACATGTTGACGAACAGTATCAAAAAAATTATATGACTGATTTTGCAAAAGGCAAATGGGCATTGGTCACGTTTGCTCCTCCTGGCAAAGGTGGGCACCATCATGTAAACTGTCAAACAGCAGAATATTGGATTGACGTGTTTGAAAATTATGGTTTTGAATATGATGATCTTACAACACAAAATGTAAGAAAAGCAAGCACTATGGGTAGAGTGAAAACATTAGAAGATGGCACACAAGTTGATAAGCATAGATTTGTTGCAAACAACGGATTATTTTTTAGTAAACTTAGTTAGGCTATCTTTTTGTAATGCTGCTTCAATACATACTTTACTATCATGATGTATTCGTCCAAATAAGTATCTCTGCATTTTATCTATTTTCTTAACATTACATTCTTTTAGATCTTTGAACTCTATTACAAAACAACCTTTTTGTTTTTGCCAATGATTTTTACCATTGTGAGCATTCCATTTGGTTTCGTGTGACCATAACTTAGCAGGTGCTACGCCTGTAAATCTATGCCAGCTCTCAAGTCGTTCTTCTAACGGTCTTAGCACAATTATTTTTTTGAAATCACGTAATCCTTCATAAAACTCTGTAGTAGCAGATATGTGTGTAACTGCAAATTGATTTTCTTTAACACGTTTTATTGATTCTAGGAAAGGCTTTGGTATTCTTCTATACAATTTTTTGTCTTGGTATATTTCGTATCGCCACTCGCTAAAATGCATTGGTAACTGTTTTAAGCCAAATTCTATTAATAAATTAGCACACAAATACGTTCCAGCCTTGGGTTGGCTAATTATCATAGTCCTCATTAAAAATATACAGGACGCAAATGCGCCCACGCTTCTCCTGTATGAACTTCTTCTTTATTCCAAATAGTATATGCTATTTTATTTTGCCATTTTTCAAGAGGAATATTGTAATTCAAGTTTTCAATATTTTCTAAACCTTTTTGAGATATTTCATGTGTTAGACTAAAAGGATCTAAACTATAAAAAGGAATGCCTCTTGTAGCAGCTTCAATTGAACTGTTGCTATTCCAGTTTACAACACAATATGCATTACGAATATCTTTATCTAATCCTTCGCCGCCTTGACTTCCTAAACTTGTATAATTGTCGCTTACATGAACTCCTTTAATGTTACACTCTTTTGCTATACGATGTGCGTATTTCATACCCCTAGTAAGATTTTTTGGATGCGGTCTAATTTTAATTGGTCTATCGCTAAAACGTCTAATATCTCTTATGATTTTTTCCATCCATGCATACATAGTTGGCCAACCGTCTGCATATAATTTTCTCAAACTGCTGTCACCTTCTTTTTGACCAATTAATAAAATGTAATCGCCACGTTGTCCCCAGTCTTTGAAATAAATGCCTGTGTCTTTTTCAAACTTTTTCCAACGTTCTCTACCTACATCATGATTGTTAAAATTGCCATCATACAAATAACTATGCCAACCGAAACGTGTATATCCACCAAACTCTCTAAAAGGATTACTTTCGCTTACTATCCAAGGTTTACCGCTTTCTATAATATGTAAATATTTTGCACCAACATTGTCTTGATTTTTTTCATGTAAGAATTTACTTTTCAACATGTTTGTTTGATACCAACAATCTGCATAGCTTACTGCCCAGTTAGGATCTTCAACTGTTATGTATTGATCTCCGTGTGCTTCTACACCTTTTTCCCAATGGTAATATGTTTTTGAAACAGGCGGTTGAAAGCCTTTCATTACAACTTTCATTCAATAAATCCTCTCATATGACTCCACGCTTCTCCTGATTTGAGTTCATCAAAGTTCCAATGAAACATGCTTATTCTTTGCAACCATGCTTCTCGATCAAACTCCAAAGGTTCTTCTATATTCTTAAAATTATGATGACATACTTCTGCACATTGGCTACGTCCTGGATCTGTAATAAATGCAGGAAAGCCATAAATCAATGGTCCTACAATGCTACTGCTGTTATGATTTACTACTGCATGTGCTTTGATTAAATCGTCTTCTAAGCGTCTTCCAAATGTGCTTACTTTTACATTATCAAGTTTTCTAATACGACTAAATCTATCTAACAAATATTCTGGTGCTCTTTTATCACCCGGATGTGCTCTAAGTAAAATAGGACGGTCGCTATACTTACGTATTTTCTTTACAGTTGATGCAATCCATTCTGTTACTCCTAGTCCGTCCATACTCCAGCCACCGTTACGTTGTAAACATAATAGTATATGAGAACCAGCCTTTTTTCTTTCATGTAATTTTAATTTTATTGTATTACTAATACGTAACCATCTTTTAGGATCAATTTCTGTATCACAATATATTCCTGTATTAGGAAACACACCGTCAAAACTATATCTTAAATAACCCCAAGGATTTTGTTTATTATGGAATAAAAATAAATTAGCATCACATGCAATAACATGTTTTTGTTGTTTTTTGTAAGTTCGAATAACATTTTTTCTTACTTGTAAATGAGGCGCTTTTGTATTTTCATGCACCCAACCTTGTATTACTCCTACATCTGCATTTTGCTCTATATCTTTACCCGCATGAACAAAACCTCTGTCAGGGTGTTGAACTCCTGCTACAAAATATCTCAGCAACAATTCTTTTTGACTATTGACTCCAAGTCCGTTTGCAGGTACACTACTTAAATAACTAACTACTTTCATTCATTAAAATCCTATACGCTGTACCATTTTTTATTTCACTAATATGAAATTGTCCATAGGCTAAATGATGTGCCCAGGCATTTAATTTGTCTTTATGTTGTAATGTAGGATTTTCAAGTTTTCGTAAATCTTTATCACAAACTGGATCTGCTGCTGTTGGTGCTAGAGTAAATGCAGGTACGCCGCTTATTACACTTTCTACTGCTGCTATACTTTGATATGTAACCATAGCCCAGCAATCTTTTAGATCATCATATATTGAATTATTTAATCTTACATGTCTTGGTTGCTTATCTCTTATTACTATAGGTCTATCGGTAAATCTTTTGATTTTGAACAATGTTTCTTCGGTCCATTCATCTAATGCTATATCATAAAATTTACAAGGTTTTGCACTAGGTAAAACAAGCAAAATGTGTTTACCTGTTCTTTTATTCTGTTTTACTTCTAAGCCTAATCTTTGCCATCTATCGCTTGGTCTTTCAATTATTTCATTATGCTGTAAATCATTTTTGACTATACGATGCCAATATTTATGTCCTGATGGATTTAATCTATACTTGTGATTGCCTAAATATCCACTGTCCATATAATAAAAATTCCTACCTGTATTCCAGCATTTGTGCATAATTTCTTTTTTCATAATACTGCGTATAAGCAAGTCTCCCTTTTCAGGATAATCTTCATTATAATCATATATAGGAAATTTCATTCCTTCAGCAAACATATTGATATATTCGTCTGATTTGTTTTTACTTAAACATATCATAGAGTTCGTCTTTCCATAGTCCTGCAAATTCACAGTCTCTATAGTTTTCAAACCAAGGACCACCTTCGGTATAATGTATTAGTTTTGGAGTTTCGATATCATCATACACACCAACAAGATAATTCCAAGTGTGATCAAGCTCACCAATTTCTTCATCTTTCAACCAACTAAATCTATGTAAGTATGCACCGTTGATTTCTGGATCGTTTACTAAATCCATTGTAAGTTTTGCGTTGCTAGGATGACCACAGTTAAACAACATTACACTTGACCAGTTTTTGCGTGGATAGATAGTTTGTTTTTGTCCATCCATTTTTACACCTTCTTTAGGTGTGTAATCGTGTTGCACACACATTACAGCATATTGATCATCTGCTTGATCAAACAATTCTTTAATATCTGTAGTTAGTATCATGTCACAATCCATAAACACTGCCCATCCTTTGAAGTTAGTAAGTTCTGGTATAAGGAAACGTGTAAATGTAAATTCAGTGCTTGCAAGTTTGTCTATTGGTCTAGTATACCAACCTGCATCACGTAACTCTTGCTGTTTAAGAGGACGCACATCTGCATCAGTTTGTTTACTTAAAATACTATGCTTGCAAACTTGATATGCAATATCTTCTCTTGTGTCATAACCTACAAATACTTTCATATTATCTTCTTTCTATATCTTCTTCTATACATTCGGTACCATATTGCACTTCAAGTATATGACAAGGCTTGTCAAATGGATTGTATGCTTTGTGCCAATCTTCTCTATGTATAATGTATGTTTGATGCTGCTTTAATATAATAGTTTCATCTCTGCCTACGTTTGTAGATATAACATCTCCGTGTTCTATATCCATCTTCATAGAACCTTCTAACACATACCAATGTTCGCTTCTATTGTAATGCCGTTGATCGCTCAAACTACAACCTGGATTAATTACAAGTTCTTTAACTTTGACAGTGCCTTTGTCATCTAACACACGCCAATATCCCCAGTCACGAACAGTTTTTTGTGTCTTCCATTCATCTAGTATCCAACTACTAGAATTCATTTTATTTTCTCCGCCAACACCAAATGCAAATTCAACATGTGCATGATCGCCATAAGTTTTATATTCAGGAGAATTTAATAGTGTTCTGTCTCCGCCATTAGCAAATACTACTGTGCATCTACCATGCGTTGCCATAACTTTGTATATTGCACCACATGCACTATCGTCGTCATCGTCAAATCCTATAACTTGATCAACACATTCTAATGCTTCTATGATAGCTGCACGTTCTTGAATGGGCATAAAAGGTCTGCCTTTTTTACGTGTTAACCAATCATCGCTGTTAACACCAACTACAAGTTTATCACCTAATGCTCGTGCTGCTTTGAAATATTCAATATGTCCTGAGTGCAGTGGATCAAATCCACCTGTAACTAATACTACCTTCATAAGGTATTTATATGCTACTATTATGATTGTTTGATTGTTTTGATAAAGTCTTCAAATCTGCAAGTTTCAAACTCTATATTGTTTTTTACATACCAAGTTTCGTAAAGTTTTGTTTTATCTGGAGGTAGGTATACATCTGACACAGCAATTCTATAACCATTTTTTATCATATACCTATCTACTTTTTCTCTTATGTCTTTTTTACTTGCATATAAATCGTGTTCAAAAGTTATACATTCAAAATGTATGTCGCTATCAATAACATGTTGCAATGCTTTGAAAGTTGCTGTATTTGGTTCAATGTCACAACTTAAATAACCAAACTTATTTGATAACCCTAAAGTTTTTATAGCTGTGGCATAATCAAATTTCATTGCGTCTGCGAAATAAATTACATTTGAACGTTTGCTGTTTTTCCAACTAGTTTGCCATTTTTTTGAATATTCTATACTAAATCCTTTGAACCCATTTTGTTCTAATAAAAAAGTGTTGTTTCTTTTCTTAGGACGATTAGCACCTATTTCTATATAGGTTTTATTCGTGCAAACTTGCAGTGCAAATATGTCTTGGTATGATTGACTATGTGTCATTTCGCATACCGTCAAAAACTGTAGTTTCAAACTTATCGTTATCTTCTTGTATGCTCTTAATTAAACTATAATCTAGATTTAATTTTTCAAATAAATGATTAATTGCTGATACATCTTTAGGTAAACACATTCCACCAAATCCTCTAAGATTATTGTTTACATCAAGATACATGTCATTTGCTTTTCCTGTTTTTATGTATGCATCTTTTATTGCAGTGTAATCTGTATTATATTTTTCACATAATTCAAACATTACATTTGCAAATGTAATACGTAATGCGGCATACAAGTTATTGTAATACTTTAGTATTTCTGCTTCAGTAGGTGTTAAATGTTCTGTATTTTTTGGCAAACTTCCATGTGCTTTTATAACTTTTCTGTATGTTTCTACATTATTAGTCCCTACTGCTAACAAGTTATGATTATTAATAAAATCATCGTCTGCACATCTTTCACGTAAAAATTCAGGAACAAAACAAATATTCATATTTTTATAATTTTGAATTATTCTGTTTGTGAATCCTGGTTCAACAGTGCTACGTATTGCTACAACACCTTTGTAATTGTAAAGGTTTAGTTCACGTATAATATTTTCTATTATACTAGTGTCACAACTACCGTCATTTGCTCTCGGAGTTGGTACACAAATAAAAACTATTTCTGCATCAAATACATCTTGAATACTAGTGTTTAACATTTTGTCATGTACAAATACTTCATGTCCTAAGTGTTCAAAACCATTTTTGTTTGCTGTGCCTACAGCGCCTAAACCTATAATACCAATTTTCATATTAAACTTTCGACTGTCTTCTTTAGTCCATTGTAAATATCTGTATAATGTTCAAATCCAGTTAATTCTTTTACTAATGTTGTGTCAGGACATCTACGTTTTGCACTACCAACAGGACCGGGTTGTATTTCTAATTTATCTGGATCAATACCCATCACATCCATAATTGCTTTTGCAACTGTTTCTATCTTTGTTTCTTTTGATCTTCCAACATGTACAATCTGATTGCTTGCATGTTTGATAAGTCTGTGGGTCATTTCTATAGCATCATCTATAAAACAAAAACTACGAGTGTCATTGCCTTTGATATAGTATTCACCTTTTTGACAACGTTCTACAAATTCGCTTATAAAATGATCTTTTTGTCTAGGACCGTATATATTAAAATATCTTATAATTAGATATTCTAGTCCGCTATTTGCTACTAAATTTTCACCTAGAGCTTTCGGAATGCTATAACTCCATCTCGGATTTTGAATGTCCTTAAACATAACCGGTACTTGCTCATCAGTTGGAATAGTGTAATAACCCGCATCTATTGCTCCATTAAATATTTCACAGGTACTTGCAAATACAAATTTTGTTTTGCTATTCCTGTATCTTTCTATTAAATTTATTGTAGGTGTGGTGTTGTTTATTAAAACATCTGTAGGATTTTCATAAAACAAACGTGTGCCGTTAGTTGCAGCTAGATGAAAAACAACATCGCAATCAGGCAAATCTTTCACTCTGTCTTTATCTTTTAGATCTATTTCACCTATACCGTAATCAGTCCATCCTGTAAATTGAATGTCTGCACCTATAGTAGTGTAGTGATTTTTTACATATTCAAAATAATGACTGCCTATAAATCCTTGGGATCCTGTGACTAAGATTGTTTCCATGTAATTTTTGACTCGCCTTTATTGTGTCTCATTTTTCCTCTGAAGACTTTATTGAAATGACTTTTATCTACACCTTCTGCTAAATTGTAACCAACTACATCGCCGTTTACTTCAAATTGTTTTCTTACAATATCAAATACATGACAATCTAGATGACCACGTAAATTGTAAATTGCATCTGTGTCATAATACATTTTCCACATTTCAAAAAACTCTTTTGCAAAAGGATTTGTCATATCAAATTGCAAGTAACCTGTTTCTGTATATTTTGGCTCTCTACCTAAATAACTACAAAATGCGCCATTTGGTAATTGACGTTTGAAAAATCTTGTAGATAATGGACTTAGTACAACTGTATCAGCATCTAGCCAAACTAATTGTTTAGTTGTACAATTCATTGCAGCATGGCAAATTGCATAACTTTTGTGTGAGAATCTTACAGCATCTTTTATAAATCCACGCTTGCCTGGCTTCAAAGGTTTGTGTCCGTTACGTGCTTTGAACTCAACTAAGTCTGGACATACTTCATTAAGATTTAGATTATGCCAGTTTTGTCTTCTAAATTCTTGTGGTTCGTCTGTATATAAAACAACTTTAACACTTGGATCTGCATATCTTTTAAGAGTGCTTACAAAATGCTTTGCATAATCTACATAGTTGCCTGGACTATATGTTGAAATAACAGTAATACCCATTTCATCCTCCAAATCCAAAGATGTAATCTTTTCTTACATTATCTAATTCAACAGCACCTAATTCGTCCTTAATATATTCTCCAGCATTGTAATCTGTATCAGGGTGTTGTTCACAAATTATAATTGGTTTGTATTTTAATATAGTTTTACGTGCGCCTTGTAAAACTTGTAATTCATGTCTTTCACAATCTATTTTTAACATACCAAATTTAGGTAAATCTAAATCGTCTAATTTTCTTATTTCTATATTTCCAGTTCCTATTTCAGTAATATGACTGTTACCTGTGTTAACTGGATCCCATTGCATTTCTACATTACCATTAGCGTTGCCTAATGCAAAACGATTTATTTCAACATTTAATCCTTGAACATTTTTTTCTAAACACTCTAAAACTTGAGGCATTGGTTCAAATGCAATTACACGATTGAACTTTTTTGTTAATGGTTTAGCCCATAAGCCTACATTCGCTCCTACATCTATAGCAATATCAAAATCTGTAACATACTTGTATGCTTCATCTCTTACATCGTCTTGATATTGTGGAGGTCCGCCGTTGTTAACTCTTTTGTTAATAAGACGTTCAAAATGATTATCACTATCTGGCATCCAATATTCAAAAACTTTTTTCATAGTGTAGCATCTTCCATTCCTGCAACTCTTAACTTCACTATATTAGTTATCTGCCATTGCTTTTGATCCAGTGCCTTTAAGACTCCTAACCATTTGTTACGTAATAATGCAAACTCGTTGATAATTTTTTCATAGTCAACAACGTCTGCTTCGCCGTCAACGTATTTTTCAACATCGCGGCTTGATAAAGCTCGTTGATAATTTTCAAGATATTGTCTAAAAAACTTACTACGTAATCTGCGTAGTTCTATATTTAAGTATTCAAGTATAGCTTCAATTTCTTGTAGTTGATTAAATCTATGCTCAACAATACCAGGCATTTCAGAAGCTTGTTTTTCAACATTGCCTTTTAGCTTTACTTCTGTCTTTGCCTGGTTTATTTCGTTTTCAAAAAATTGTATAGCTGCCGGTATTTCGTTAATATTACGGCTTACCCGACTGTACCATCCCATTATTCATCCCACTCATCAATATAATCGTCATCCATTTCTAAATAATATTGAATAGCAGCATCTAAGTGCTTATCAGTACCTAGTAATTCTTGCAAACGTGTGTCATCTACACCATAGTCAATTAACATGTCTACAAATTTTTCTGCTGCTAATTCAATGTGTTTCTTGTCGAAATATTCCTTGAATAACATCCATATATCAGCAAAGAACTCGTCGTTCATTCTTCAGCAAACTCCTCGTTATGATCAATCACAGTTTCTACGTCTGTGTTGTCGATATTTACCATTTGTTGCTCTTTTGCCGGTAAATCGGCCATGATCATCTCGAGTTTTTCACCTGTCCAATTCTTACGATATTCTAATGTTTCTTCGCCTGCGCTATCAATATACTTGTAGCGGTTACCTTGTTTTTCAAGCAGTCCTTTTGCTTCTAGCAAATCAAACATGCCTGAATACGGATCCATTCCTGTTTCATAAGGAATTTTTACTTGCACACCTTCAAACGGTTTTGCGTAACGTGTTTTCATAACTTTACACGCTGCACGAATACCATTGACTGTACTGGTTTTGTTACCATCTGCATCTTCTTTTAGTTTCAGCTTTTTCATAGCAACTACCATTGAGCTTGCATATATAAAGCCACTACCGCCTGAGATCTTGTCGTCTGGATCAAACATATCTTGCGATGCGTATGTGTGGTTAGTAACAACCATACCTACGTTGTGTGATCCAAACATGTTAACACAATTAGTAACCAATGCTTTTAGTGCTTTAGCCTTACGACCCATATCACCTTTCATATCACCTGCTTCAAACTGATTAACTTCAGTTGGTGACATAAGCATACCTAAACTATCAACTACAAACAACACTTTAGGTCTGTCATCTTCGTCCATTGCACGATAGTCATCCATAAATGTTGAAATAGTTTTAGCAACATCATCAATCATTGCCATGTTAAGTTTTAGGATTTTGTCTTCTGTTGTTTCTACACCTAATGCATGTAGCCACTTTTCATCAAGTGCATTTTCACTGTCAATCAATACAACAAAAATACCTTGTTCTTGTGCTGACTTTACAATATTACCAGACACAATGTAAGATTTGCCTGCACCTGATTCGCCTGCAAACACGCTTACTTTTCCTAATGGAACACCTTTTCTAAAGTCTCCACTAAGTAAATAGTTAAGTGCAAAGTTACCTGTGCTGATCCAATCTTGTGGATCATTGAACCCTGAACTCATACCTTTAATAGATTTTGTTAAAGAGTTTCGAAACTTTGAAGGATCGAATGCTTTTGTAGCCATACGTATCTCCTATTCTAAAAAGCGTAAGTAACCCCCCGGTATTGAGCTGCTATGCAAGCCTGGGGGGTGTTGTTAATTACTGATTCTGACGTGCTCTAATCATTGCTAAAATGTCTTGAGCGCC